CTAGCGTGCGACTTCATCGGCCAGCAATCCCACCGACAGGGCGTAGAAGTTGGAGCAATTATAATCGAGGATTACCCGATAATTGCCCGTCAGCAGATAGGCGGTGTTGCCCGGGCCGTCCGGCTCGAGCAGCGTGGCCTGGATGGTCTCGTCGGGCCAGCGGCCGGACAGTGGCGTCACGCCCAGCCGCCGCCACTCCGCCATGGTCCGCCAGCGCGTGTGCCGCTCGTGCACGCGGGGGCAACGCGGCGAGCGTGTTGGCGAAGTCAGCGGCCCGCGATCCAGGCTCGCCGGCACGCTAACCGCCACGCCCCAGGGCTGTCCCGGGCGCCAACCGGCATTGCTGAAATAATTGCCGATTGATGCGAGCGCGTCCGCAGCGCTTGTCCAGATGTCCGCGCGCCCGTCGCCGTCGCCATCGCGTGCCAGTCGCAGATAGATCGACGGCAGGAACTGCGGATAACCGGTGGCGCCCGCCCAGCTTCCCTTGAGGCTGTCGCGCGGCACGCCGCGATCGACCATCTTCATGGTGGCGATCAGCTCGGGCTCGAACAACGCACGTCGGCGACCTTCATAGGCCAAAGTCGCCAGCGAACGCGGCAGATCGAAGTTGCCGGTGTAGCCACCGTAATTTGTTTCATGACCCCAGATCGCGACCATGATCGATTCGGGCACGCCGGTCTGCTGCTCGATCCGCACCAGCTTGGGGCGCTGCGCGCGATAGGCGTCGCGGCCACGGCCGATCCGCGCCGCGTCGACATGCTGGGCTTTGTAGGGGGCAAAAGCCGGAACGCTGCTGGGACTGGTACCGCCAGGCTGCCCGCGATCGAGCTCCACGACCCGCGCATTATAGGTCAAGCCGCTCAGCACGGACGCGATCGCGCGCTCACTGACCCCTTCAGACCGCGCCTTGGCGGCCACGCCCTGCAAGTACGCCTGAAATCCCGCCTCATCCTGCGCCGCGGCAGAACCGCTGATCGACATCATCGCTGCAAGGGCGAGCAGCCCCTTGCCCCATTTACGCATACTCGGCTCCCGCACTTGAAGCGGCTCTGTGCCACAGCCGAGACGCCGCGCGAAACCCCTTAACCGTCGAGACCCTTGCACAAACCCGACCAGCCGCCGTAAGCGCGCTGTGTGCGGAGAGATGGCCGAGTGGTTTAAGGCAGCGGTCTTGAAAACCGCCGTGGGTTCACGCTCACCGTGGGTTCGAATCCCACTCTCTCCGCCAACGCCCCTTGGGCACCTTGTCGCATGCTGGTGCATGTAACCCCGAAGCGCCTCAGAAATCCGCCATTCCTGAGCCCGTCGGCAGTTGCCTATCGTCGCACGCTGTTGCACGCCAGCGCGGCACCTTTGGGGGCATATCTGGGGCACGTCCCCGCGGAAATGGGGGCACCGGTTGCTGACCGACGCGAAATGCCGATCGGCGAAGGGCGCGGAGAAGCCATACAAGCTTGGCGACCAGCGCGGGCTGTATCTGTACGTCTCGCCGACGGGGCACCGGTCCTGGCGCTGGAAGTACCGCTTCGACGGCAAGGAGAAGCGCCTCGTCTTTGGCAGCTATCCGGACGTGAAGCTTGCGGAAGCCCGGGAGCAGCGCGACGAGGCCGCGAAGGTGCTTCGTTCGGGGCAGGATCCGGCAGCAGTAAGGCGGCAGGTTCCCTCCCTGCTTCCGACGTTCGAGAAAGTGGCAACGGACTGGCACGCACTGCAGAAAGTGCGGTGGGCGCCGAGGCATGCGGAGGATGTCCTCGAAAGCCTGAAGCGGGACGCTTTTCCGAAACTCGGCGAGCGTCCGATCGACACCATCACCGCGCCGGATGTGCTGGAGGTGCTGCGCGAGATCGAGCGGCGCGGCGCGATCGAGACAGCGCACCGGATCGGGCAGCGCATCTCGGCCGTCTTCGTATTTGCGATCGCATCAGGGATCGCGACGCAGGATCCTGCGGCCGTTGTGAAACAGGCGCTTCAGCCGGTACGTCGCGGCCGGCAGCCGGCACTCCGCTCGATGGAGGAGGCGCGCGCTCTCCTGAGCAAGAGCGAAGCGGAGCCAGGTCAGCCGCTGGTGAAAATCGCGTCGCGGTTGCTCGCGCTCACTGCCGTCCGACCCGGGATCATCCGGCTCGCCCAGCCGGGCGAACTGGAGGGCCTCGATGGTGCCGAACCGATCTGGCGTATTCCGGCGGCGAAGATGAAGTTGTCGCTCGACCGCAAGGACGATCCGGCTTTCGAGTTCCTCGTCCCGCTCTCCTCGCAGGCGGTGGAGTTATTCCGGTTGGCGGTTCAGCTGACCAAGCCGGGGCCCTACCTGTTCCCGAGCGTTCGGCACGCGCACCGTCCTATGAGCGACGCGACAATCGGGGCGATGTACAACCGGCTTCCAGCCTTTCGGGGCCGGCACGTGCCGCATGGATGGCGCGCCACCTTCTCGACCGTCATGAACGAACTGGCGGAGCGGGAGGATCGACCGGGCGACCGCGCGGTGATCGACCTGATGCTGGCTCATGTGCCGGCCGGTGTCGAATCCGCGTACAATCGCGCAGCGTACATGCCGCGCCGGCGCGAGATTGCGCAGCGCTGGGCGGATCTGTTGTACCAAGACCTGCCGCCGGTGGACGCCTTCCTGGAGGGAAAGCGGCGCTAGCCGCTCGCCAGTTGGTGCTGGCATGAGGACGGTGGATCGAGCCTCGGGGGCTACAGCTGCGCGCCCATCGTCTACTCCAAGAGGGGCGATCGCAGTCGGAGCCTTCGCTGCGTCACTTGCGGGCATTTCGCCAAGCCGTGACGCCCGCGCTCGCTTCGACCGCGGCGACAGCCCCCGCTCCGGTCAGCCGGTCTGGCGCAACAGCTACACCGTCGGCCAGGTCGAAGATCGGGTCTGGAAGCCGATCAACGGTGGCACGATGCGCGGCGGCAAACGCTGGACGGCTGCGTTGCTCAAAGCAGCGAAGCAATTCGAAATCCGCACTCGAGCCAAGCGGCGCGAGGTCGAACCCGGGACGCGCAATGGCGACCTGGGCGAAGTCGGCATCGAGGTCCTCGAGTTCCTCTATTCCTCGGTGGACTATGCGACGGGCCGCCTTGATCCCGCAATCCGTACCATCGCGGATGCAATCGGCCGCGCCTACTCTGCCGTTCACGAGGCCTTGAAGCGCCTTCGGCAGCACGGCTTCATTCACTGGATGCGTCGGAGCAGGCCGGTTGAAGACCCGCAGCCAGGCGGTCAGCAGGTGGAGCAGGCGAGCAATGCCTACGCCCTGCTCTGCCCGAAGGCGATGCAAGGTTGGCTGGGTCGCCTCTTCCGCAAGGCGCCAGCGCCGGCGTGCGAGGCGGACCACCGCAAGCGCGAGCGGGCCGAGTTCGAGGCGATGCTCGAGAAGCTCACTGCGCAAGACCGGCACACGCTCACCTGGAACGGGGACACGCTGCTGGGTGAAGTCCTCCGGAGGGTCGCTGCCGGCGTCGACGCGCGCGAGAGCCAGAAGGGCGAATCCTCCACCGGCGATGAAACCGGGGGTATCTGATAGATACCTGAAAGGAATGGCCTAGCTTGGAGCTAGGCCATGCTAGCTTGCTGCTCCCCCAGGCCGAAAGGGCCCAACCCTTCGACCCGACAGCCAAGACCCGGCTGTCGGAGCGCGGCGGCTTGCGCCGCCCCGGGCTTAGCGAGGGGGAGGAGCACGAACCGTGCCACCCTCCCCCGGCGTCGCGTCAGCGGCGCCCGTCATCCCGGGTGAGGAGATCGGCCCAGGCATCGAACAGCACGCGCCGACGCTGCAGATGCTGGGCCCGGTTGTACGCCGCCTCGACCTTGTCCTTCGCCGCATGCGCCAGTGCCCGGTCGATCGCGTCTCGATCTTCCGGGAACGTCTCGTTCAGGATCGTCGAGAAGCTCGCCCGCCACCCGTGTGGCACGTGGCGTCCGGCGAACGACGTGCGCGCATAGAGCGCGCCGATCGCCGCCTCGCCGAGTGGACTAGATCCGCTGCGGCCGGGGAAAACTAGTCCACCCTCCCCCTCGAGCGCGCGCGCAGCACGCAGGATCTCCACCGCGGCCGGGCTGAGCGGCACCAGGTGGTCGTTGCGCGCGTCGGTCTTCTTCGCGGCCGCGAGCTTCATGCGCGCCGCCGGCACACGCCACAACGGTGCCGGCCCGTCCAGGTCCTCGAACTCCTCCCACCGCGCGCCGCGCACTGCGGCGAGGCGCACAGCGGTCAGCGCCAGGAATCGAGACGCGAGTTTCACCGCCGGTGCGGCGTCGACGAGCTCGGCCGCGGCGAGCAGCGCGCGCACCTCTCCCCGATCGAGCAGCGCCGGCTGCTGGCCGCGCTGCCCAGGCGCCTGCATGGCCCGGCCGATCACGGCCGCCGGATCGTGCTCGCACCAGCCCTCGGACTGCGCGAAGGCGAAGATCATCGAGACGCGCTGGCGCAGCCGGCGGGCGGTCTCGCGCGCGCCGCGCGATTCGACAGCGCGCAGCGCGTTCAGCACCACCGGCGGCGTGATCGCCGGCAGCGGCATCGCGCCGATCGCGGGGAAGACGTCGCGCTCGAGGCTCGCCATGACGTCGCCGGCGTGCACCGGCGTCCAGCGCGGCGCCTGGTGCGCGTGCCAGGCGCGTCCGGCCGCCTCGAACGTCGACGGCTTCTCGGCGCAGGCCGACGTCGACGTGCGCGGATCCTCGCCGCGGGCGAGCTGCTCGCGCGCCAGGTCCCGCCGCTCGCGCGCTTCGGCGAGCGACACCTCCGGCCAGGTGCCGAAGGTCAGCAGCTGCTCGCGGCCGCCGATCCGGAACTTCAGCCGGAACGACTTCGTGCCCGTGGGCGCGACGTGCAGGAAAAGGCCCTGCCCGTCAGCGAGCTTGTATGGGCGCGCGGCGGGGCGCGCGGCCTTGATGGTCGCGTTCGTCAGCATGTCAGTTCCTACTCGAAAGCACGAAGGGCCGCGGGCGCGGCGGAGGGATTGCTTTCGCCCTTCCGCTTGCACAGCATGGGGCGGCCACCGGAGGTGGCAGGCTCGAACAAAGAGGGTGGGATGGAACAGAAGGAACTGTGGGCTATCGAGGCGCTGGTGACGCGCATCGAGGAAGCAGACGCGGACGGCGTGACTATCAAAGCGCTGCTGAAGGGCTTCGATGAGGCACTGCCGGTTTCCGCGGCCAGCTTAGAGGACGGGTTGCTCCGCCTCGAGACCTCCGGGAATGTGACCTACCGCCTCGTGCCGTCGATGCTTGTCGGCGTCATCGAAACCGAGATGATGACCTTGGAAGTGCCGGAGGATTTCTACGGCGACGCCGTCCAGTAACGCCGCCGCGGCCACGGCGGACAAGTCCTCCGCCGTGGCGATCGGCGGGTGGCGGTTTTCTGCGGGCGTCAGCTGGTCGACCGGGGTGCGATACCCCGGCCGGTACCCCCGCTCAGAAGTTGCGGACGATCAGCTCGGTCACCCGAAGCTGTCCATCATGATGCCCATCATGCGGCGGTGGTGTCGGTCTCCGTCGTCGTCACCGCCGCCTTCGCTTCCCCCGACGCGGTGCGCCCGCCCGCCGCTGCGTCGAGCAGACACAGGGTTAGTCGCATGCCCGCGGTTGCCGCCCCTTCTTCGAAGATCAGCTCGCCCACGCGTTCGGCGCTGACCGCGCGGGTCATTGCATCCTGGGCCCCGGCGCGGATCAGCTCGGCCGCGATGATGCCCATCTGCTCGTTGGTCAGGTCGCCGACGTTGCCGAGGCGAACCAGCGCCAGGTTAGAGCGGCCGGTCTTCTTCTCGATCGCCTTCAGCGCCGGGTGCGACGGTCGCAGGCAATAGGTGACGCCGCCGAGCGTGAGTTCATGCTCGCCGCGATCCTCGATCGCCGTCGGCTGCTCGGTCGGCAGTTCCAGCGGCGCGGTCGCAGCCGCGGTCTTGCGCGCCCGCGTCACGCGCCGGCGCCCGCACCACCAGCGGCGACGCTGGTCAGGTTGTCGATCGTGGGCGTGTCGGCGTTCTTCATGTCGCAGCTCCAGGTCGCGACTTCGATCGGGAACTCGGCGCTGAAGTTGCCGACCGCGACCAGGCCCTGGAACCGGATGACGTCGCCCTTGGAGATCTCGACCTCCACCTCGGGCGGGTTCGCCTTCGACGCCGCCTCGAGCGCGACGAGGCCAGGATCCGGCAGCTTCAGCTTCCCCGAGACCGAGATGCTGATCGTGGTCTGGCCGTAAGTGCCCTTGCCGCCGTCCTTGTCGGACGTGTCCATATCGGCCGAGTTGCGCTTGAAGCTGAAAGTGGTTTCGCCGCCGATCGGCACATACCCTGCGCCGGCCTTGATCTTGACGCGGGTGTCGCGCCCCTGTTCGGTTGCCACGTTGCTTCTCCTTGTTCCGGCTCAGGCCGGCTCTGCTGTGAGGGTGAAGGTCTGCACGCCGGCGAAGGTGACGCCGTCCGGCCCCGCTCCGCTGGCGGATCCGCTGACCAGGCGCGGCCGGCTGAACTCGACGCCAGGAGCGACCAGCTCGGCGTCGTCGAGGGCGCCGCCGGCGGCGCCCATCATGGCGATCAGCTGAGCGCGATCCTTGCCGCGGTAGACGGTGATCAGCTCCAGCGTGATGTTGAGGAACCGGGCGTGTTTGCTGCCGTCATTCTCGAAATCGATGTCGCCGAGCATGCTGAACGGCGGCTGCGTGTCCTGACGGACGAAGTCGAGAAAGTCGGGCACCGCTGCCGCGACGACCTCGAACGCCGCGCCACGCGTTGCCTCGACCAGCTCCATATCCGTCATGCAGCACCTCCCGCGGCGGCGATGGTGGAGCCCCAGAAGTTCGCGAGGCGCTGTGCCACGTCGATCTCCGGGCGCTCCTTTCGGACGAACGGCCGCTCGGGCATCGCCCGCACGCGCATCTTGTAGGCGCTGCCGATCGGCGTCCCGGCGTTGGGCCCGCGTCGACGAAGCCGCTTGCTCTTGCCCAGATACTGGACCGTCCGCTTGCTGGTCCGGCCGTTCCCCCGCACCTTCCGCTTCAGGTGGCGGGTGACCAGGACCGTCTGCGCGCGGCGCCCGAATTCGATGATGCGACCGTAGAAGAGCTTGGATCGACCGCGGAGCAGGTTCAGCAGACCGACGCGCACGCGCAGATCCTCCAGCTGCAGGTGCAGCTGTAGGCCCGCCTCGAGCTTGCCGGTTTCGTTCGGCGCGTCACGCTTCTGCGCCGCGAGAATGTCGCGGCTGATGATCGCCAGCTCGACGCCCAGCTGCTCGCGCGCCGCCAGGGGCATTGCACCGAACATCGCATAGGATTCGGCGAGACCCTTCACCCGATCTGTCACGAGAGCTTCTGCACGGCTTCGGTGCTGGCGATGATCACCAGCTCCTTCCGCAAACCGTCGGGGTCGACCGGCGGCGCGGTGATGTTGAGGATCTTGTCGCCCCAGCGCAGCTGGTCGGACGCGAGCACGTCGTCGCGATAGCGGATCGTGATCCTGTGAACGGCGATGCCCTGCAGCGCCTGCTCGAGCACGGCTTCGCGCCCAGGCTGCCCCACGATCTCCGCGCGGGTGGTGGCGACCCTCTTCCACTCGTCCGCAAAGCCGCCGCGGCCGGTCTTGGTCTCCACCGACCGCCAGATCTCGATGCGATGGCGCAACCGGCCGGCGCCAAGGCGCTTTCTGCCCGCCATCAGCCGACGCTGACGCGCATATGCCGGCCGACCAGGACGCGCACCACGGTGAGATCGATCTGCGCCAGCTCGCGGCTGAGATAGAACTCGCCCAGCACCAGCTTGATCGCGTGGACGACGTTGGCGGGAACATCCGCGGCGGTCGGCCACCCGTCGGCACCAAGCAAGGAACGGCCGAGCACGTCCTCGACGGTGGCCTGGGCGGCCAGGATCAGGTCGGTGAGGTGGCTTTCCTCACCTTCGTCCTGCTCGAGCCCGAGATGCTCTTTCGCAGCGTCGATCGTCACCAGGAGCATGGCGCACCTCCATCGGCGTTGGGGAAGAGCCCGGGCCTGCAGCTTGGTGAGGATCGCCTCCACGTCGCCGGCGATCGCGAGGGTGGTGCGGCCGGCGCGCGTACCGACCATGCAGCCGCCCAGCTCGGCCGACTTGCGCTTACCTTTGGTGATCTCGGCCGCGGCCGTCTTCCACCAGGTCGCGATCGCGGCGTAGATCTTGTCCAGCTCCGCGACGATGGGCGCCGCAAGCGCGTCGGCCGCGGCGTTGATCTTGGAGATCTCCGCGTTGCGGTCCGCCTCGATCTTCTTCAGCTCCCCGGTGCGGGTGGCGAACAGGTCGAGCAGCTCGGTCGCCTTGGCGATCGTGCGCGGCGTCTTGATGGCGGGCGTCTGCGTCATGCCGCTACTCCTGCGGCTTCCGCCGGCGTGTTGGTGTTGAGGTGGCGGATGCGCTCGACCGGGAGGATTGCGAGGATCTCGCGCACCAGGCTGACAGGCAGCCCGATCAGCGCATCGTCCGGATGGCCAGCGACGGCGCGCTGCATGGCTTCGCGGGGGATCGCCATTACCAGCTCGCCTTTGTGCCGTCGGCGCTGACGTGCAGGGGCGCAGCGACCGGTCGGGCGCCACGGCCGCGGAACGTCGCGACCAGATCCTGCGCGATGCTCTGTGCCTGCTCTTCAAGCTCGTTGAAGTCGGCCTGCGATAGGTTGCCCAGCCGCGCCCGCTGGGTCAGCGCGTCGAACCGCGGGGTGATGCGTTCGAGCTGATCGGCCAGGCTCGGGCGCGACTGGGCGGTGGCCACGATCAGAAGCTGCCGCAAAGGCCGAGCTGCGCCTTGCGGCGCAACCGGCGGGGCAGCTTGGATCCGCGGACCACCTTGCGCAGCTGCAGGGCGGCTTGGCGGAGGAGCGGCTGATCCCGCGTCAGCTCTGCGATCGTTTTGCGGCGGTAGGCGCTGAGCGTCAGCGCGGTGGTGCGAAACTGGTCGGCGGCGTTCACGGTCACATGGGCTCTCCCCGAAAGTGCGGCGCCCGCACACCCGGGGTTCGGGCGGCGGGCGCTGGATGCAGCTGTGGCGGGGTCGATTTGGCCGTTAGGTGACCGCTTTGCGCCGTGCCCTTTGGGGCACTGTCCACAAGGGCACGTCTATGGCCGGCCCCAGGCGTTGAGGGCAGCGACCAAGATCGCGCGAGCCTTGCGGTTCGAGAGGCGCCAGCGCCGCGCCGCAGCCGTCAGGCCTAGGTCATCGACGATGATCGCCAGCAGCATGGCGCCATGCGGGCCCACGCGCTCGCGCCATTGCGCGTAGTTGCGCTCGCGGATCACGGCGGAGATTCGCTCGGCCGAGGCCGCGTCGGGCCCGCCGCCGCTGCCGCGCGGCTCGAGCTTCGCCGTCCGGACGGCGACGTCGGCGACGATGGAGTAATAGGCTTCCTGGATCTTCTCTGCGGCCGCGAGCTGGTGCCCGTCGATCGCGCCGGTTTGCACCAGGCGCGCGAGCGCGCCCTCGCGCTTCGCTTCGGCCGCCGCGTGCTCGTGGGTCTCGGGGGTGCCCTGCGCCTTCTGCGACCAGCGTTCGCGTAGAGCGACCCGCTCCTCGATGCCGGGCGCGAGCGGGATGCTCGCCGGCGCCTTGCCCTTCCTGAGGCGGTTAGCGCCCGGTCTCGGGCGTGGCGCCCCGAGGACCAGGTGGGCGACCCGCTGCTGCTCCCGCTCCGTCGGGGTGAAGGTCGGCGCGATCGGCGCGCTCTGCGTCTGGGGCTTCGGCATCGGGATCCTCGCTGGCTACGTCGGGCACATGCTCGATCACGGCGACCAGCGGGACATGCTTTTGTGGGAACGGGGGAACGCGTCGCGCCTCCTTGATCTCCTCGTCGATCACGTAGCCAGCGCGCCGCAACTCCTCGAGCGCCAGCTCGCGGCTGAGGCCTGGCACGACAATCCCACGTTGGGCCCCGGGGGTGCGCTCGATCATCTGGGCAACGGCGAGTTGGTGGACCAACGCCTTCGCCCTGGTCCGGCTGACATCAAGTCCTCGCGCGATCTCCACAATGGACGGGCTGTGCCCGGCCCGCTTCATGAAGTCGGTGATGAAGTGGTACGCTTGGTCCTTGCGGCTCACGCGAAGTACCGGCGCCGCGGCTACGGACGCCTGCATCGGCACACCCATGCTTTCCCCTCAATTCCCCCCGGGAAGAACATAGGGCGAATCTGTAGTTTTTGCCACTCCGTTACTTGCGGGCTCATGGCGGCGGCAGGTGCGGCGCCAGGTGCGGCGACGCGACTTCAAGGAACGCGCCGCGCCGGCCGCAGCGCGTACACCGGAACCAGGATCCGGCGATCGTCAGGTCCGTGTTCCACCGACGCTTCATGTAGAGCTGGATCAGGGGAGCCACGCGCAAGATCGTCGAGTGCCGGCAGCTGTAATGGCAGCAGCTGGCGCGCACGTGCGCACCATGCCGGCTGAAGTCCCACAAGCTCTTCACGACAACCCGTCCCATCGACAGGCTTACAGCGAGGGAAATCCAACATTGCAACAGCCCCGACAGCTTCAGCCTGGCCGGCCGGGTGCATCATCCTCTCCGAGAAGCACCCATTCGCCGAAGCGAAACACGGCTTTGACGCCGCAGCACTTGCACTCTGCGAGCGGATCCTCGGCCTGCGCGACGGGCACCAGCTGCCAAGCGTGCGCTCCTCTAGCGCACCAGTCGATGTCCTCGGGAGCGTCGGTCATGGGGCTGATATAGGCGCAGAGAGGCCGCCGAGAAGCACGACCGCGGCGGAGATACTGTCCGCCGTGCGCCAGCAGAGACCGCAGAAAACCTAGGTTCAAGAGCCGCTACCACCGAGCGATACCCCGGCGGTACCCCCAAACGGCGGCGGCAGGAAACGCCCACTTCCCACCATTGCCGCTCGGGTGCCGCGTTGCTACCCTCGTTGAGATTGGAGCGCCGCGATGAGCCTGATATTTCTGCTGGCTGCACTCTTGGCCTCTTCAACCGGGGATCAACCCGTGGAAAGCCTGACCACCCGAAATCTCCAAGTGGATGCGTGGTACTGTGACGGCAGCGGTTGCACAGACACGCCGCGGCGGTTCGGCGGCATAGTGCAGTTCGACGCGACCAGATCGAGTTTGCCCCCAGACCGGAATGGATTCGGGCCGGAAAGCTGGACCGCCGTTCTCACGTGCAGCGAGACGCGGGGACGCCTCACCAAGTGCCGTGTAGAGCCAGATTCAACAGCGTCCGGAGAGGCAGCGGAGCATGCCCTAGCACTGACACGCCGCCTACATCTCAGATCAGACCCTGTAGCTCGCAAACAGGAGCGAACCACAATCCTTCTGAGCATCATGTACTCGGCAGGGGAATGCGGGTGGCAGTGCGTCCCTACTCCCGCGCCGCCTCCCGCGCCGCCCATAGTGCGGGAGTAAGTTAACGGCTGTTTCCAACCACTTCCGGTCCTTCGCGCCGGAGACGCCCTCCGCCGCGGTCAAACAGACACCGCGGAATCCTAAGGGCCAGGCGCAGTTCACGCGGAACACTACCCCCGCTGTACCCCCCGTCCGAGCCGGCAGCTACTCCCGTTTGCCGCCGCGCAAGCAGCGGGTGCACATGCGGCAGATTAGGTCCGCAACACGATCGGTGTTATAGGCCTGCGTATCATCGGTAGATGCCCGCAGGCGCCGGTGGCTGAGAGTTGCTTCGTGCTCCCGCTTGCCACGCAGGAGCACGCCTATGAGCGTCTCACACAAGACCGACCTGAGCCTTTTCGTTGAGCGACTGACGGCGCGTTCGATCCTTAGCGAGGAGGAAAAGCTGGGGGTCCTCGGCCTGCCGACCAGCTTGGTCAGGCTGCGAGCGAGGCAGGATTTCGTCCACATCAACGAAGAAGTCGCCCACAGCTGTTACGTGGCCTCGGGGCTGGTAGCTCGCGTGGGGCAGACGGCCACAGGGCTGAGGCAGATCACGGCGTTCCACGTACCCGGTGACGTGCCCGACCTGAACTCCACGGTGCGACCCGTCGGCGTTGGTGGCCTGACTGCGCTTTGCGAGACTACGATCCTCCGCATTCCGCACCACGCTATCCGCACGCTGCTGGCGCGCTATCCAGCCGTCGCAGAAGCGTTCTGGCGCGATACGATGCTCGACGCAGCCATCCTGATGCAGTGGGTGATCAACGTTGGAAGACGGGATGCCCGGACCCGTCTCGCGCACCTATTCTGCGAAATGTCGATTCGCTTCGGTGGCGATCGGCAGGTCCTCCTGAACTACGAATTCCCCGTCACGCAAGAACAGCTCGGTGATGCCGCCGCCTTGACGTCGGTGCATGTGAACCGCTCGCTGAAGGCCCTCCGTGATCAGGGGCTGCTCACCATCAAAAGTGGGATCGTCCGAATTCATGACTGGAACGCCCTGGCCCGAATGGGCGAATTTGAGTCTACTTACCTCGTAGCAGACACCGCGCCGCACCGGCAGCAGCGCCTACTCGGCACCAGCCTCTAGGACGCTGGCCGCCATTCAGACGTGATCGGGGCGGAGAGGCCCTCCGCCCTGCCCCAGCAGACGCCGCAGAAAAGCTTGGTTCAAGAGCTGCGATGGGAGTGCGGTACCCCGGCGGTACCCCCAAACGGCAACGGCAGAAAACGCCCATTAGCGGACGTTGGGAGCGCCGTCCGCATTCGCCGGCACCTTCCCGACCAGCCACCCGAGCGCGATCGGAACCAGAAGCAGAAGATTGGACGCATACAGAACCAGCCATCCGGAGCCTTCCCATTTAGGCCCGAAGGTCGGACTGATGATCATCAGGATCAACCAGTTTGCCGACAGGTGCGCGTCCCGGAGTCGATGATAAGTGATCCCGACAAGAGCTATGTAGATGGGGAGGCCCAGCAGAAAGGCGAGCCACTCCGGGCCGCCAAGGGTCTCGACGGCCGACAAGTCCAAGGCCAGGAGCACAACAAGCGTGAGACTTGCGAGTCTGTAGGGGCGCAGCCGTGCGTAGCTTTTGAGGAAGTTCCGCATGCCGGAAGCGTAGCTATGCGGAAGTCCGCTTTCCACCCACTTTTGGCCGTTCGCGACGGAGGTACTGTCCGCCCTGCTCTAGCAGACACCGCAGAAAACCTCACTGCATGAGCCGTCACCACCGAGCATTACCCCGGTCATACCCCCCGAACGGCAATGGCATGAAACGCCCACTTGCGGACGGTCAGCGCGGCACTGCCTCGTAGGTCACGCGAACGCCGTTGACGTAGTCGACTCGTTCAAAAACGCGTGATCTGGCAGCGTATTTGACGAGCAGATGGTCTGCCGCCAACCACTTCATCTCGGCCCAAGGACCACCCCATCTCCCCGCTGCGGCTGCCCCATGATCGTCGTCAGCGCGGAATGCATTGCCAGCGCCATCCGGCTCTTCTTCGGGAGAAACTATGGAAACCTGTGTCGAGAAGCCTGTGGTTGCCCCGCAGTCGCGCTGGAACATAGCTGCACTGTGTCGCCCGCCAGGAGCGATTGCATTCGTGACGAGGCTGTTTGTGCAGCCGTCCGAGCATCCACCGATGAGGGGCAGGAGCGCGGCAGTCAGGATCAATCTCATCCCGTTAGCCTAGTTTCCAGCGCTGCGCCGTCAACGACCGCTCTCCACCACTTGCGGCCATCCAAGGCGGAGACACCCTCCGGCCTGCTCCAGCAGACATCGCAGAAAAGCTAGGTTCAAGAGCCGCTATCGCCAGACGATACCCAACGGTACCCCGAACGGAAAGGGCGCGAGGCGCCCACGTCGGCTATTGCTGCGGGTCAGGTGACGGGTTCGTCAAATCGTTCGTACATGTCCAGGTGCAATGAAAGGCCGCGCTGTGCCAAGCCCAGCAGCGTTCCGGGCGACAGCACGGCCTCTTCATTCGAGCTGTTCAGCATGAGGCCGCAGAAGATCTTACCCGATAGCGTGCGATTGATCTCCGCCCACAGGGCGGGGTCGTCCGGCAGCTGATCAAGGAGCTCCCGAAGCAATAGCTCGAGAGGCTGGTCGTTCCGCCAGCCGGTTGTAAGCTGGAAGCGTCCGGTGCTCGACACCATCTTCTCACCGGCTTCGGACAGGTAGATGTCGCCCTTGCGGATGCAGTAAGCTGGGGTTCGCCCGAGTAATCGAGCAAGCTCGTCTGGGTCCAACTCGTCGCCCTTGAGCCATAGAGAAGCTTTGCATTCGGCCAGCTCGATCATTCGGCGGAGCATAGCTCGTCCACCCCCGCTTTCCACCAGCTTTCGCCTTTCAAGGCGGAGAGACCCTCCGCCCTCGTCGGCCAGACATCGCAGAAAAGCCCGGCTCAAGAGCCGTAATCGGGGAGCGATACCCCGGCGGTACCCCCGAACGGCAACGGCGGGAAACGCCCACTAGCGAACACTTCGAGCAGAAGGCATACTGGGCTTGATGGATCGTCTCGAAGCCTACGGACGCTGGTGGCAGTCCTTGCCCGCGTGGCTCAAGCTGGTGACCGCTGCAGGCATCTACCCGGCGTGGTTGTTCATCGTCTATTGCCTGTTAACTGGGGCAGCCAAGAGCTTAGAGGCGCTTCTCGCCTTTGGGGTTTGCTTCGCCGGCACCCTGCTTCACATCGCGTTTGCTCCTGCCACTAGTGATGACAGCCAAGGACAGGCTGGGTTCGATTTTTTCAATGGCGAATGACCGCTTCCCGCCCCCGACGAGCAGATATCCGGAACCCTATGACCAAGAGCCTTCGCCAGGATGCACTTCGGCATGACACATGAGCGCGCGCGATTCCTTCTGACTATAACTGGCGCAGTCGTGCCGATCATCGCGATGGCGTCGATATTTCTGATCCTCCTGTTCGCGCAGTCTCACGCCGCGCTCAGTGGATTGCTCATCATCTTGAGCGCCCTTCTTATAGGCATCGGGCATGCCGCCTTTATCATCATAACCGCCGTTTGGAACTGCGGAGAATGTGGAAGGCGCTACTTCGCGTACTTCATGCCTTATTGGCTGTTCGACCGGGGCTGTCAGAACTGCAATCTAGTCGATTGAAGCGCCGCAACTCCGCTCATTTACGGTCACTGCCCCCGCTGCCGACTCAACGCGGCGGACAGGCCCTCCGCCGTGGCTCAGCCAGTAGGGCCGAAATCAACGGGTTGAGAGCGGCTAGCCTGGCTCGGTACCCTGCTCATACCCCAAGGCCTGGCGACGGCTAACGCCCAGTAGCGGGCATCATCGGTCAGGCAGCGCGTGCCAAGGGAAGAGCGGCTGCCCTAAGGCTATCAATGGATCGCCGGTTAGCGGACCAGAATGAGGTGAAGTTCAAGACTGTCTCAAACCAGATCCAGACGGGAGCACCCTCCCACAGCATCGAGCCTTCGATACAGTCCTCGCCGGCAACCCATTCTGGCAAGCGCAACTGAGCGTTGGGCGATAGTGCTGCGACAGATTCGATCAACCGGCGATGGACCTCCTCCTGGCAAGTCGCACTGCCCCACAGGGCGAACGCCCAGCCTTCAGGACCGCAGTTGCCGAACTGAGGCGACGATTGGACATCCTCTATGCGGACGAATGCAGTCATGTCCTAACCTAATGCGAACGTCCGTTTTCCCACAATCCCCGCCGATACCCCCAGCGGGACTGGCAGGAAACGCCCATGTGTGGACGGCCCTCCGTTGGCAAGCTTGAACAGTCGCCTCGCGTTGCTGGTTGGTGCGGCCATGTGTCCGACCTGTTGGTGCGGCGCATAGTGCCGCTGGCCGTAATGCCATTCGCGCGTCTCGGGTCCCGATCACTTACACGCGCTCGATGCGCTTGGGTCGTTGTGGGTTTTCCCGATCCGGCGGTTTCAACCGGCTTGTTGCATTAGCTCCTATTCGCCCTTCCCAACCTCGTCAGGCGCGGTCGCCCGCGCCGTGTTCCTTATGCGAGCTGCGGCTCCCGATACCGTTCGCCGCTGGCCATCATCGCCCAGATCATACGGGCATTCTTGTTGGCGAGCGCGACGGCGGCGACCTTGGTTTTCCGCCGGGCGAGCAGTTGCACCAGCCAGGGCCGCTTGGCCCCGTTCCGCTCGGCATAGCGCACGACTGCCATGGCGCCGACGATCAGCATCTGGCGCAAATACTGGTGCCCGGCCTTGGTGATGCCGCCAAGCCGCTCCTTGCCACCGCTGGAGTTCTGCCGTGGCACCAGGCCGATCCACGCGGCGAGGTTGCGGCCTGAGCGGAAAATCGCAGGATCGGGAACGGTTGCGACGATGGCGCTGGCGAGCAGCGGGCCGACGCCGGGTATTTCCATCAACCGACGGCCGAGCTCAGTTTCCCGCGCGCTCGCCAGGATGCGGCGGTCGTTCTCAAGGATCTGCTCCTTCACGATCCGCAGCTGGGCAGCCAACATCTCCAGGCAGAACCGCGCATCGGCCGGCACACGCTCGTCGGTAGGATCGGCGATCACGTCGAGGAGTTGCTCGATGCCGTTCCTGCCGATCGGTGCCGCGATCCCGAACTCGGCCAGGTGCGCCCGCATGGCATTCGACAACTGCGTGCGCTGGCGGTTGAGGATCAGCCGGACACGGTGCAGCATCATCGCGCTCTGCTGTTCGGGCGACTTGATGCCGACGAAGCGCATCGTCGGGCGGGTCACTGCCTCGCAGATCGCCTCCGCATCAGCTGCGTCGTTCTTGCTCCGCTTGACGTAGGGCTTCACATATTGCGCCGGCATCAGCTTCACGTCATGCCCGAGCGCTACCAGCTCGCGCGCCCAGTAGTGCGAGGTTGCGCAAGCCTCGATACCGACCAGGCAGGGCGGCAGCTTGGCGAAGAACTTGAGCATGCGCCCGCGGGTCAGCCGCTGGCGAACAACCGCCACACCATCGGCGTCGACACCGTGCACCTGGAACACGTTCTTTGCGAGATCGAGACCTATCGTCGTGACGTTCCCCATCGTAGCTCTCCCTTCCGGCTCTCCGCAGATCATCCTGCGGGAGGGTTGGAGAGCCGTCCACGGCATCACTTGCGGACATGCACGTCCGAAGCGATGGTCCTGCTATGACGCCGTTCGCACATGCCATGCTGATCCTGTTTATCATCGCATGGTTCGTTGGCGTTGGCGGTTGGTTCTACGGCACTCGCTTCTTTTTGCCCATTTGGGCCAATGGCTTCCAAAAGTCCGCAAGCCGTGATGGATATGGCCGCAAGGCACTCAAAGGCTACGCCGTCTTTATCGGCGCGGTAGTTTTCGCGCTCGCTGTGGGCGGATTAGCCCAGCTTGCAGGCGGCTGGGGACAATGACCGCTTTCCTACCACTTTCGGCCGCCCGCGGCGGAGGTGCCCTCCGCCGCGTTCGAACGGCCCGGCCGAGATCCTCAACGTCCGGCGCGCAATGCAGGGGCGATACCCCGCCGGTACCCCTTCCCTCAGGCCCCGAGCCGGCTGCAAAGCCGGTTGCCGACGTCATACCGCTCCCACCGCGCCGCATAGCCGCCCTCGACCATCGCGCAGTTGAGCTGGACGCCGTCCGGGCGCCAGCACCAGGCGGTCACCCGGTCATAGCTCGTGCCGTTCTGCTCGCACCGCAACGTCTGGCCCAGCGCCAGACGCTCGAGTGCGCGTTTTGCCTCGCCGGCCGAGGCCCTGGGGCACGGGTGCCCTGGTCGGCAGCTGCCATCCATCTCGCGCGCGGCGATCGCCGACAGGCGGATCTTCGGCCCTTCGGCGCAATGGATCGGGCCGTCTCCGTCATAGACGCTGGTCACATGGCATTCGAGCAGCCCGGCGGGTGCCGTTTTGCTGCCACCAGTTCCCCGCTCGGGCGCAGTGCCGGCGATCCCTTCCAGCTCGGGCAGCCGCTCCTTCAGCTCCGGCCAGAAGAAGCTGGCCGCGGCGACCATCGCGACCAGGAGCACGGCAGGCGATGAGGACCGGCGGCGCCCGCGAAGGCGCGTCATCGGGCGTACAACTCTGGCCGCATGGGAACTCCGTTGAGGAACATAGTGGGAACGTGATAAACCCTGCACCCATGATTCGGCAAGTGGAGGCACTTCATGCAGGTGGATCGATACGGCGAACCGCGCCCGGCCTTCGCGGCTTGGCTGCTGCTTCAGCGGGATCGGGAGGACGGCGTCGGCCGCCTGGCGCAGGCCGCACGATCGGACCGCAGCTTTCCGCGCGAAGGAGACGCGAACGCGGTTCGCGCGCACCTCAACCGGATGCAAGCTGACGGCGAAAGCTTCGAGGCGGTGGACAATGCGGAGATCGACTGGCTGAGCTATTGAAGCGCCTCAGGCTCTGCAGGCAGAAAGCCGGAGCCGGAGCGACGCTTTGGCTGAACCTCGCGTCCGTGTGTTGAAACGATGATCCGCCCGCGTTGATCGAGGGTGGGGAATGCTCCATTGGATACAACCATGGCTCATGGTGATCAGTCCGAAGGCAGCCGCCGGCAGTGGATCACCGGTCTTGTCGTGATCGCGTCGACCATCATCGGGTTCTACGGGTTTGCGCGCCTGTCACGTGGCTGGACGCTAGTCGTCTCAATCGGCATCCTCGTCGGGCTGGTTGCCTTCTTCTGGATGGTCGGCAGGAGCAGGTCCCGCGGGCCGAGGTGAGATGACACGCACGATGCGACGGCTGTCTGGTACGTAGCGCCAAGCTTTACCTTCGAAGCGCTCTCGCCATTCGACAAGTACCTCCATCCGAACGCCCTCATGAAGGCTGATGGGCACTGTCCGATCCACGATGGCCTGGAGAAATTCCAGGTCCGTCATCTTAGCTGAGAACCGTAGTCCATCGCGTGAAAACCCCCAGTGCCTGGTGCTCGCGTAGAACGGGGCGTGCATCAGCACGACACTCCAAGTTTCGTGCTTTACCTCCTCCGGCGCGGGTTCGGCCTCTGGAGAGTACAATCCGCCGCGCATTGCGAACTCCGACCGGTCGACGACGACAAGCGGAGCTCCTCCTCGAGCGGTCTTCACCACCACGTTTGTCACGGCAGGATCCCGCTCAAGGGCGCGGTAGAACCGCATAGTGGAACGAGACACCTCGGTGTCTTCCTTGACGGCCTCAGTCATACCTCTGAGCAATTCACGATCTGCATCGCTGAGGGACACCGGCTGCGCTGCTGGCTGCAAAGTCTGCTCAACGAACGTCGTCAACCCGGCAGTCGCAGTGGCGATCGCCAAGCCGATCGCCGCCTTCTTCAGGTACGGAAACTCGTCGGCACCGTCGCTGATCGCCTTCGCGTGATCATCCACGAGACGGAGCAACTGGCGGAGAGACCCCTCTTCGCGACCGAGAAGCTCAACTCTGACGTCGGCATAAGGATCAATGGCGCGAGCAGCATCACGGGCCAAGTCAATCCAAGCCAGCAGGCTTTCCGCCGCTACGGCAGCGTCCGCATTTCTTCCTTCAACCAATCCCAGCTGCAATACGATCTCGCCGTCGTTCAACATTCAGCTAGCCCCTCCCCCTTTGCACCAGATCAGCGGCTTCGCTTCACTCCTGCCGCCCCCCGGCGTGGATCGTCGGCGATCGCGCGCTGGTCGCAATCGTGCGCGCGAGCTGCATCAGGGCGGCGCGGTCTTTCGGCGCCATGCCGTCGAAGAGCTCGATCAGTTCTCGGTGCTCGTGGGTCAGCTCGGGCGTCGGCGGCGCGTCAGCATCTGGATCTTCAGTCTCGCCCGACAGGTACGCGGGGGTCGTTCCCAGCTCACGGGCAATCTTGTGTAGGTAGCGCGAACTCTGGGACTGCCCTTGCGCCAGCTTGAAGATCGTCTGCTGGGAGACGCCCACTCGGCGCGCAAGCTCAGACTGAGAAATCTCTCGGTCCGCCATCGCAGCACGGAAGCGCTCAACCTCGATCATGATGCCCGGTCTACCACCGGAGTTGTAGGCGCAAACTGACGTTTGGGTATTGACCGATCTACAACCTTGGGCGTACCCCCCGGGTATGGAAGCCGAATCAACTTCTGCTGTAGCTTTGAGGACCGCTGTCGATCGCGCAGGGTCACAGTCCGCGTTTGCGCGTCTGATAGGCATTAGCCAGCAGGCGGTTTCCAAGATGCTGACAAATGGTCGCGAGCTCGATCCACGTCACGTCCTCGCCGTCGAGAAAGCGACGGGTGTCTCCCGGCACGATCTTCGCCCCGACATCTACCCGCGTGATCCGGTCCCCACCGACATTTCCATGATCGATGAGCGCCACAAGGGAGCGCAGGCATGACCCCGGGGTCCCGACCTCTTTTCGTTCACCCAAGTCCTTCCCCCTTCGGCCGCTGGCAGACCGGCTGGAACCCGTGCGGTGCATCCTCCCCACCGACGCCGCGCGGGGCTCGTACGTGTCTGCCGTCTTCTCGTACCCGGCCCGGCGCCGATCCTCTTGCCCAATCGGCGCCGGGTTTTCGGGTGATCGAGTCATGACCAAGCTTCGCGAACCCGTGTCGATCGAGAACACGCTGATGGCGGTGATCGGCCGGATGACCATCGAGCGCGCGGCCGAGGTGACCGGCCGCAAGGCACACTACCTGCTGGCGCTGACGGACCCCGCCCGGGACATGGTCCTGAACGTCGCCGATCTCGAGGCGCTCGACCTGGAGGCGCACGCCCGCTGGGGCGAGGGCTTCCCCCTCTACGAGGCACTCGGACGTCGCCTGGACAGCAGCAAGGCCGAACGCTTCGTGGACCAGGCGGCGATCGGCCGCGCTGCAGCCAACCACGCCAAGGAAGCCGGCGACGCCACGGCCGCGATGATCCTGGCCGCCGGATCGAGCGATCCCCGGCTGATCGAGGACGCACTGCGCGAAGCTGAGCAGAGTGATGCGGCGGCCGACGCCTGCGTCGCGATCCTTCGCGCCGCGCTCGACCGCGCCCGCGAGGGGCCGACCTGAGCCCAGCACGGCGAGACTGAGCCACCACGACCAACCTGCCGCCGCTCGCGAACCCGCTTCGCGAGGCGGTGAACTGCTGCCTGGAGACATCGCGTGCCCCTCACCCCCGGCGCCTACATCAAGCGACAGCGCGAAGCCGCGGGTCTGACGATCGTCGACGTCGCCGCGCGTCTAGCGACCGAACCGCGGATCGCCGAGCACGCCCGCGCGGAGTGGCTCGAACTGATCGAGGCAGACGCCACCCCGCTGCTGTTTATGACCGTGGTCGCGCTGAGCACCGTCTTTCCGATCGACATGCGCCAGCTGGTGCAGCTGGTGAAAATGCAGCTGGGGGACGACAGCGTTCCCGCCTCGAGAGCGCTCGCGTGAGCCTTCCTGCCCGCCGCTCGCCGGCCATGCGCCGCGTGATCGCAGCCGCTGGCGTGCTGAACGGCCTCGGCCTGTTCTTCGCCCTGATCCGCCGGCCCGAACTCGCGGTCGTCCTCGTCTCGATCGCGACGATCGCCGCCCTGACCGTGCTTCGCCACCTCACCCGCTTGGAGGAACGCTGATGTCCCGCCACACCCAATCCGCGCCACGTTGGCATCAGGTCGATTGTGACTGCAGCACCTGCTGGCCGGACGCGCCCAGCGTTGCGCCGGTTGAAGCATCAGGCACCGAGATGATCGGCTGGACGATCGTCGGGCTGCTCCTGGGCGGGGTGTTCACGTTCCTCCTGGATCGGCTGACCGACGGCCCAGGCATGCTCGTGGGCTTCGCCCTGTGAGCGACAACATCTCTGCCGAGCAGCTCCGGCTGCTGATCGAGCGCATCGAGCGGCTCGAGGAAGAGAAGAAGGGCCTCAGCGACGACATCAAGGATGTCTATGCGGAGGCGAAGTCCACCGGTTTCGACGTCAAGACGATGCGGACGATCATCCGACTGCGTCGCCTGGAGAAGCATCATCGCGACGAAGCGGACATGCTGCTCGAGACGTACAAGAACGCGCTGGGCATATGACGACGCGGAGCGGCCTCTCAGCCGGCGACCGCATCCTGTTCCTCGGCCTAGGGCCGAAGGGGCAGCACGGTGACGTCCTGCACCTGATGGGCAGGAGCTTCGCGTGCGTGCGCTTCGAGACTGGCCGCCCTGTGCTTGCCCGCCGCGCGGATCTGCACCCGATCCCGCGCCGCCCGCCCCCGATGTGGTAG